CGCGGGCGCCCCCGACGGCGCCCCCCCCCCCGGGGGTGTGGGGGGGGGGGGGGCGCTTCTCGTGTGGAGGGGTCAGGCCGTTGCCTTGATGACATCGCACACTTCCTTGGGGATCGCGTCGTAGAGCGCTCCGTGATCGTAGACGATCATCTCGCCAGGGTAGGCGAGGTTACCGAACTCGCCGTAAACGTCCAAGACGTCGATTGCGGACGTCGTATCAGTTCCGTCGGTAAGGCAGATGAGGCCTTCATGCTGGAGCGCATCGAGATCCTGGTGCACGCTCTCGGTACGGATGAAGTAGGAGTAGCGCAGGTGCGTGAACGGGACACCTGGGGTGGCCTGCCGTGCTGCTTCTACGTCGCCTTGGGACAGGTACCAAACCTCCTCCGTGTCGGGGTCCCAGACGAGCGCGTCGCCGCCGTCTTCCTCAGTGTCGTACCCGTGGGCCTGGTCATAGAAGAAGAGGCGGGCATCATGTCCGCTGACCCACTGGGCGGGTAGGCCGCGGGCGGTGAGCTCTGCCGGGAGGTCGTAGTCGTCGGGGACGGTTGCGGGGTCGGGGATAATGTAGGTGTTCAGCATGGGATGGCTCCTCTGTGGTGGTGTCTGGCGACGAACTCGGTGGCTCTGATCTGCCACTCTGCGATCATCTTTGAGACATCGTGAGGTTGAAGCTGGGGGACCGGAACTCGTCCTGTGTAGCGGAACTCGATCTGAGAAGCTCTCTTCTGATGGGCGGTTCGCACTCGCTGTAGGACAGGCCGATTCGGTCACGCATGGCGTACAGGTCATGGACAGTGAGGGTTTGCTCGGTGACGGTGGGCATGATGGCGTTACCTTCCTAGGTGAGGGTAGGGGAAGTCGTACTCCTTTTCCTTATCATCGACTGGTAGGTTAATGGGTTTGGGCCAGGGTAGCGTTGTAGAGAGCATCCAGACTGGTTCCCAGCCTGTCGGCACGGGCGGATCGTTGGGGGCTAGGTTCAGGGTGTCAGTTTCCCACCTTTCCCGAGCGTCAGCTTCGGCGATCACTGCTTTGATCTCATCCTCGGTGAGGAGTTCGTCGTCCTCTTCGGCTTCGGCGGGGTCTTCGAGGTAGTACTCGTCCTCGTCGTACTTGACGTACACCTTGCTTGTGGGCATACGACCTCCATCATGCTCATACTGCTCAACGATCTCTTCTAGCGTGTACGTGTAGAAGGGCTGGAGTCCCATGTCGGTTACGTCTGCGTAGATGTTCATGTCTATCTTTCTTTCTTCTTTTGGACTAACTACTTGCCACTATTTTGTCTTGGGTTCTGGGTCATCAAGCGCAGCAAAAATGCAGAGGCGAATGCCAATAAAAGCAAAACAAGCCGCACAAGTGGCAACCCTTTCTGGCACATCCATGTGGTTCCACATGAAAAATACAGCCGCCGCAAAAACCACGCTCAGTACTGCCGTTTCGATTGTGAGGACGCCGCGCGCCCAAACCCCGCACTTTTTGTATTCCCTCAATTCTTTTAGCTCTGTAGTTTCAGCCGTGTTCCACGTGCGAACGACTTCCTCACTGATGACGTTCATGTCGGGAGCGAGTGCCGACTTCCTGATGAGGCAGTATTCGTCGGGAGCGACCCTAATGAAGACATCCCTGTCGAGGTGCCAGTTGTGTTGCTGGAGGTATTCAACCACCTCGTTGCGGTTGCAGACTGTGGCCTCGACGAGGCCCCTTCGAGCGCTGATGATGACTTTCTTCTGGATGGTCATGATGTCTTCTTTTCTGGGTTGGGTCTTGATTTAACAAAATAGTCCATTTCAGACTTGTATGCAAGTCAAGTGTCCCGGCTCGGACTTCGTGTGCCTGTGGTGGGTAACTGTGTTCCTCCCTTCTGCGCGTGCCCGAGTGCCGCACGGTCGTTACTCTGTATGTGCCAGCATTGCATTGAGTGCAACAGACTGAACTGGAAGGATTTGTACTGTGAAAATTGAGGATCGGATTCGGCATTTTCTGCGTTTGGCTGAGGATCCGGGCGCGTCTGCTTCTGAGCGGGAGTTGGCGGCTGCGCGAGCTGAGAAGCTCATGATGAAGTATCGGATCGAGTCGCTTCCCGACGTGGACTCGCCTAGGGAAGATGTGCAGGTCATTACGGTCTACGTTAAGGGTGGGCACAGTTCACTAGGGCCTATGCACACGATCGGTTTGTCCAGCTTGGCGAAGATTCTCAGCTGCTCGGCTGTCGTTCAGAACGGGCCTCGGGGGAGCGTGGTCACGATTGCTGGCGCTGCGGGCGACTTGGCGCTCCTGAGCGAGCTCTTCAACTCGACGCTCACTCAGTGCAATGTGGGTCTTAAGGAAGCTCTGCGAGGGAGGACTTTCTACTCACAGTCTGATCGATTTCGTTTCCGTCGCGGGTACACGCTGGGGTTTTTCCGCGGCGTCGCTAATCGGGTGCGCGAGGCCGTGAGGGAGGAGGCGTTGGGGACGTCGAAGGAGCTGGTTGTTGTGGGGCGCGCGCTGAGCAACGTATTGCTGAAATGTTCCCGGAAGTGCGCGTGAGCAGGAGTCGCGTGCAGCTTGACCGCGACGAGGTGAGCCAGGGCGAGGGGGACGGCTACCGAAGTGGCGTCGGCACCCCTTCTTGGCAAGGTGTTGATGGGGGCCGGGTGGCGATCGGTCGGTAGGTGTGGGGAGGTGGAGGTATTTCCACTGTTTTCCCGCATCGGACTTAAGGCGCGCGTTGCTACGGACGGTTCCCTGATCGGCGACTGACCTCGTAGATACGGCAGCGGCCCGGCGTTCCCCATGGTGGGGTGCCGGACCGCTTCGTTGTGCTTGACAGCTATCTGCCGAGTGTGTAGATCACGGTAGCGACGAGGCTGACGAGGAGTAGGACTTCGGCGTAGCCGGTGAACTCCCACCACCAGCGAGGTTTGGGGGCCTCGATGTGGAACTTGCGGACGAAGGGGAGCGTGTTCCATCGGCTGTGCGTGGTGATCCAGGATGCGAGCGCGAGGATCGCTAGGAGTACCAGGATGAAGCACATGCGTGGGTGGAGGAGCCAGATCGGGTCGATGAGGACTCCAGCGGTGGGGCTGTAGCCCGCGCTGCCCGCGTGGGAGGAGACGATCGCCGTGATCGTTCCTTCAGGGAGCGGGTTGGGGATGGTGGTGGTCGCATCCTGTGGGGGGTGCGCGGCCAGCACGGCGTCGTTGATGCTGATGGCTCGGTTCACGTCCGCGAGCGCGAAGGAGGCCATGATGCCGCTGACGATCCCGACGATAGCGAGGAGGGGGCGGATGAGTCGGGCGAGACCGTGGAAGATGGTTCCTCGACGGGACGTGCCGCGGTGCTTATTGCGGGCCTTGGTCATGCTCGGGTGCCTTTCTGGGTGTTTATTGCCCAAACGCTTTGGGAATCTGAGCAGATTGTAACATCTCCGCGTCCGCCTTCCCGGTGTTTGAGGATGCGCGCGCCGTAGGTCTTGCCGGTGTAGAAGAAGTAGTGGTAGGGAATGTAGCTGCCTTTGGGGCCGATGTTGTCTCCATGGAAGCCGCAGACTTCGGAGAGGAGGAGGTCTGTGGCCGGCACGCGCTTGCCGTTGACGGTGGCGGTGTTGCCTTTCAGGGCGTAGCCGGTGACGAAGGTGTGAAAGGGGGTCTTGGAGGCGCGCACTCGTTGCGTGAATGCGTACAGCTTCGCTGCGTATGTGTCTGTGCCGTTGGCGAGGTCGCGTAGGACGAGGGATACGCCGTCTTCCATGTCGGTGAAGTAGAACATGGTTGCTTGCTTGAAGCCATACCATTGGCCCTCGTAGTAGGGGCCGTGGGATTGTTGGTACCTGGAAGAGGTCAGCTTGTGGAAGAGCTGAGCTTCAGGGCCGGTGATGCGTAGAGGGGAGTCGAAGCCTCAGAAGTACAGCCTAGCGCGTTGCTCTTTGCTCAGGTTCTTTCGTTTCCTCCATAGGGAGGGAGCCGTGAGTAGGAATTGCCATGTTTGGCTTACGTACAGTCCACTGATGACGCAGAGGAGGAAGTATTGGGGGTTCATGGTGATGTCTTTCTAGCGTTGTGGTTTGATGGTGTCGACTATCGGCGTTGGCGCGTCACGTGTGCGCTTAGTTGCGACCGCGGACACGCTTGCATATTGCTTCAGTGGCGATGTAGGTCAGGAGTGCTGATAGCGTGAATGTGGCGGCTGACATGGCTGTGTAGTGCCATGTGCGTGCGGCGGCGGTGGGTGTGCGCTGGGTGCTGTTGGCGGCGGGTGCATCCTCAGCGTTGTTGGCGACGACGGGTGTGTACCCTGCGTTGCATCTGGTTGAATATTGTTCTTTCGGGTTTTGCTGGTCTTGTAGCAGCTTGACTGCTGCGTATATGAGTGCGGCGTTCACTTGTGCTGCCTTTCTATCGTTGGGGTCCGACGGTGGCCGGGTCGATGCCGGTGATGCGCTGGAAGTACTCATCGCGTTGCTGGCGCAGGCGCTCCTGCTTGCGGCGTTCCTCTTCTGCTTGGAGGCTCAGCTTGCGTCGGGCTGCTTCGATAGCTGCCTGGACTGCGCGGGGACGTTCCACGGGCTCGTCGTGGTTGCGCGTCGGGCCTGCTGTCAGCTGTCGTTTCTGTCCTGCTTCGGGGATCATGATCACGATGTCGCGCGCGGAGACGAGGTAGTTGTCCTTTGTGCGGCTTGATGGGAGGGCAAGTTCGGGGCGGCGGAATGAGCCTGCCTTCAGGTTCGCTTCTGTCTGGTCGAGGATGTCGCGCCAGGTGATCTTGCTGTTCGTCGCGAAGTACTCGTTGGCTCGCTCGAGTGCCTGTCTGCCGTGTTGGTCGGCTGCTGTGTCGCTGCCGCCGCCTGCGATGCAGTCGTAGAAGACCTTCTCGTAGAGGAGTTCGCGCTCGTAGGGTGGTTGGAAGTCAATGGCGATGCGTGAGCGCTCTAGCCAGTCTCTCACGCGCTTCGAGCGGGCTTCGTTGATGGCTTGGTTGATTACTGTTGTACTGATCTTGTAGGAGCCGTACCTGCCTCCGCTTACCGCTACGAAAGCTTCTTGGAGGTTCTTGTCCGTCGCATTTGGGAGGATGAGTTCTGCCCAGGATGCGACGAGCTGCTGGAACTCTTGTTGGCTGCTCGGTTTTGAGGCGAGTTGGTTGGCGTCGATGGCTCGCTTCATGAGCTTCGCGAGCGTCTCGTAGGAGAAGTTGGACATTGTAGGCTCTTTTCAGGGGATCAGAAGGGGATGCGGTTGGCTGCGGCTTCTGCGTAATCTTCTTCAGCTTGGCGAGCGTTGAGTGCGGCGATGCCTAGCTGGTACTCAATGAACTCCTCGGCGGTGCGGAACCCGTGGCTCTTGTAGTACATCTCCGTGCAGGCGGCGTCGAGGTTGCGGAAGTATTCGGCGTCCTCTGGGGTACGAGCAACGATGCCGCCGCCGCTGTAGCCGTTGTAGCCATAGCTGGTGGTGTCTTCCTCGTACTCATCCTCCCAGCGCTCCTGGTTGAGCCAAGTACTGGGGTGCAGAGTGTACTGTTTAGGCTTGCCAGCACGGTGCTTGGCGTAGGCGTCTGCGGCCTCAATGAGTTCGGCAGCAGTCTTTTTTCCTGCCTTGAGTACTTTCTTCCATGCTTCGAACGCCGACTTCCTGCCGACGTGGCGAGGGAAGACCTCGTAAAACTTTGCGAACTCCTTCTCACAATCACCTTCACTGTTTCCCTTGGCCTTCACGGGAGCCTTGGGGGTGGCGATAGCGAGTTCCTGGGAGGCTGGGACGTCGATCAGGGTGTCCGAGGGGGTTTCGTCTTCGACGATCTCCACGTCGATGATCTCAGCGTCGATCACGTCGTCGCCAGCATGGTCGCGGACGATACGCTCAGCGCGCTCCTGGACGCTCTCTCCTGCCGCTGGAGTCACGGACACCGTGGATGTGTTCTCCACGTCGGTAGGGCACCAGTTTGAGCCGCCAGGGATGGTGGCGGTAGTAGGCCATGGACCAGACGAGTCGTCGGCCAGTTCTGGAGCGTTCTGCGCATCGTCTTCAAGATCCGCACCATCGCCGAATAGGGGCTGCAATCCCTCATTCGAGGTGGTCTCCTCGAGTGGTTCTTCAACGGGTTTTTCGTCGGGGAACCCGCTGAGGAGGAAGCCTTCCAGAGAGTCCTCGTCGTAGTCGCACGAGCGGTCCTCTTCGGGGGCGAGGCTTTCCTTCACTTGCTTCGTGGTGAAGCGTGTGGACTTCCATCCTGTCGTGTTCAGGTGGCTGATGCGCGCGAGAACAGCGCTATCTGATGCGCCTTCCTTGATTGAGTGCTTGTAGAGGTCGTCTTCCATGCCACACGCTTCAATCACGTCTTTCTCGAAGAGGGCTTCGATGTTGAGGAAGTAGATGACGTGACGACGGCCTGTCCTGTCGGTGAAGCGTCGGCGTTCGAGTGTCCGCTTCACTTCGAGGGAGTCCAGGGCCGCGGAAAGGGCGGTCTTTCCGAGCCTTGACCTGTTCAGTAGTGCATCCCAGGTGGGGGTGATGGTGTCACAGCCCCAGTAGGAGAGCAGCGTTGCGTAAGCCAGGGCTTCTTTGGTGCTGAGCTCGATCTTTACGAGACTGGGGTCCAGCAGCGCAGCTTGCGCATTGCAGACAAAGTAGCTGCGGATGATGTTGCCATACGCCATATCGTGTGTTATCCTTTCCTTGTTTGTAGATCTCTTGACCGCTCAGGGTTTGTTATCCGCCCTGAGCGGTCACTTTTTTCCTTCGAGGGGTTCCAGTCGCCACGGTTCGCCCTTCTTGGTGGGGACGACGATCTTCTTGCCGCGGCGCTTGAAGTATTCTTCCGCGTTTGCGTAGTTCTCGCGCAGGATCTCGTTGCACCAGAACTTGAAGGTTTCGACAGTGTGCCGCATCCCCGGCTCGACACTGGCCTTGCGCAGGCCGATCTCGTTGAAGACTTTCTGTACGTCCACGTAGAACACGTTGCAGAGTTGGATCTTGTCGTTGACGTAGTTGTGCTCCTTGATGACTCCTCGCTGGAGAAGAGAGTTACGAGCCGCAACCACCTCGTCGAAGGTCAGCCCGGTGAGGTCCATCATGTCCTGCGGCGTGAGGACGATGTGTGAACGGTTCCACTGGGAGAAGAAGGCTGCGAGCCACTGGCGTTCCGTCATCGAGAACTCTTGGGCGAGTAGGTGTGGGAAAAACAGGCACCCGACCGCGCCACTGTAGTTGTTGTAGTCCCGGATGATGCTCGGGTCCTTATCGTCGAAGCCCTGGCCTCGGATGAGGCGCACTTCCTGCTGTTTGGTGGGCATGGTTCACGCCTCCTTCGCGTTTTCGAGAGCCTTCATGCTCTCTAGAGAGTTAACGCTCCCTGTCGTGGGGAGGCCTAGCAGGTTGATCGCCTCGGGGGTGAGGAGGTCTTCCCAGTCGATGAAGTACCGGTACCGGGGGTGGGTTTCGCTGCCCTTTCCGATGTTCAGTCGGAACAGGACGCCTTTATCCACCAGCTTCGTGAGCATGGCCTGGAAGAAGCGGATCTTGCAAGGACGCAGGTCTGCGCTTGCTACCGGGGTCCTGTGAGGCGTGAGATTGATGAGCTCCTTGTTCGCTCGGCACAGTTCCATGAGGTCGAAGAGCACCTGCTGCTCTCCCGTGCGCAGAGGCCTTGCGAACTCGCGCTTGTAGGAAGAAGCAGCCAGCATGACACCCCATCGGGTGATGCGGTCGATGTCCATTGTGCTGTCCTTTCGCTGTCTGGGTTAGCTTATGTGTAAGTGTACGCTTTTTGGCCTTGAAGTCAAATCCATCTTGCTCGTGTCTCTTCTCTGTCTCCACAGGCGCGTAGCGGCTGTGCTACCCAGCTTGACCACAGCGACAGCGCGGCCTCGGATCGGCTTCGTGGGGGACTAGAGGGGGAGTATCTTTCTTTAACTTTTATCTTTCTATTGTATTCGGTTCCTAGTTGCGAACTCGGGCGACTCCGTTTCGCGAACTGGGGTCTGGGCCCTTCTGGAGGGGCCCGGAGGCGGGTGGACCCGATTCCGTTTTGTGAACTCGCCCCCGTCTGAATGTGACATACCAGCCCATGTGCCTGTAGAACGTTTAGGGTTTTGGGGCCTTTTCGTCGTGTATGGCCTGTCTGGTTCGTGCGCGTGTGGGTTTTGTGGCATGATGGGCACATGCCACCCTCTGGGTGCGCCGCTACACTCCTTGCGGCCCCCACGGTGGACACTCATAGCCCAGAAGACCGAACCCCGTGCCCCCGCCCATGGGGGCAGGAAGGAACACTCATGTCGATCACCGTCTACTCCAAGCCCCGATGCCCCCAGTGCGATGCCACCTACAGGAAGCTCAACGCTCTGGGCGCGTCGTACGAATCGATCGACGTCACCCAGGACGAGGAATCCCTCAACCTCATCAAGGGACTCGGCTACAGCCAAGCGCCTGTCGTCGCAGTCAAGGGCAGTGACGGCGCTATCCTGGAGACCTGGGGCGGGTTCCGCCCCGACCGCATCAAGAAGGTGGCGGCACTCGTCGCCGCCTAACAGCCCCCAACCCCTCAACCAAGAAACAAGAAAGGAGACCGCCATGCAGGTCTTTCTTACGTTCGTGTCCTTGCTGATTGGAGTAACAGCACTGTTCATGCTCGGCTTCGCCACTGGCCGAGCTTTCGAGAGCAAGCGCATCCGCGCCGAAAATAGCGGCGACATCGCTGCCGCTTCCACTGGAGGAGTCGTCTCCGACTGGTGACCACCAGTCCCCCACAGACCGCACCCCCACCCCGATACGCCCCCGCTGGGAACACGTCACCTATTGCCACCAGGTGACACAACCAGAGCGGGACAAGCGCTCGATGGGTGGGGGTGCCCTGTATTACGGGCAGCATCCCAGCGACACTGATGCTCACACACTGAACACCTGCGTAACCACAACGGAAAGGGAAGGGTCACTCGTGACCACCTACGACGACACGATCAAAGCCCTCGGAGGCCACTACATCACCGACGGAGACGGCACCGACTACGGGACATGGACCCCCAACACCGTCAAGACCCTCATCATCAGCAACGACGGCGTATACGTGGAACGCCACGGCAAAACGAAGGGCGATCTCACGCGCGCCGCCGTGAAACCGTCTTCCACGTCGAAGTCTCCGCTGCGCGCCCTCTCCCACAAGCAGTTCGGCGCGCTCGAAACCATCGTCGCCCCCGCCAAAATGTTCGAGGGAGTCAACGTCCAAGCCATGTTCAGTGAAGGCGTGCGCCTGGGCGGCTACTACCAGATCCCCGACGACATCATGCCGCCCATCGAGGACATCGCCCGGAGCCTGCGCCTCGAACGCGAAGCCTACCTGTCGAGTCACCCCGGCGCGAAAGCCGACCCGCGCCCCCTCATCCCCGACGCACCCGAAGGCGCGCGCCTGAGCCTGGCCACCGACTTCGCCACCCACGGCCACTACACGCAACTGCGCCCCTTCGCGCAGGTCGTCGAGTCCTACCAGCTCGCCCCCAACGTGTACGCCTCCGACCAGATCGGCGGCACCCTCGAGACCTACCTGTCCTCCCTCAAGGCCCCCAAGCGCGAGCAGATGTGCGACGACACCACTACGGACGCGCCTACCCGCATCCCCACGCCCGATGAGGACACCCCAGGCGACGACCTCGCTGATCGTCTCCGCGACTTCGAGGCCAGCCCCCACAAGACCAAGATCCTGGACCTCCTCAAAGCCAGCCTCGAAAAAGGCGAACCCTACACGGCGGCCATGGCATCCCAGTGCCGTGACCTCAGCGCCCTCGACGCGCAGCCCGCATGGTGGCCAACCCTCGCCAGCCACAAGGCCCTCGCCTCCAAGGTCAACTCCCACAGCCGCGGCGTCCTCCTCGACGCAGCCAGCGACGAACGCTCAGCTGCCCTCTACCTCGCCTCCCTCCCCAAGGACACGCGCGCGGGACTGGGCTTCGAGAAGATCACCCGCGACATCACCATCGACAAGGTGCTCGCAGCCCTCAACGGCGAAACCGACAGCGTACCCAAAGAAGCCATGACCTTCTACCAAGGCCAGATCGTCGCCCGCGCCGAAAGCATCCTCAACGAGTACGACCGCATTTTTAAGTCCGGCTACAGCGTCCTCCAGCCCGCCGGTGTCCTCACCTGCGACGAAGACGGCCAGGGCCGACTCATGGCCCTCTCCTCCGACGGACGCGCCTACCAGCGCACCCACAACCTCGTCCTCCTGCGCCTCTGGGAACAGATCCAAGCAGCACAGCACTTGACCCCCATGCCGACGAGAAACATCAACGAGATCGCCGAGATCCTGATTAACGGGAAAGACCGCCAGGGCAACACCTATCCCAACGGCACACGCTTCTACTTCCCCTACAAGATGCTCGAGTACGCCTTCGGGCGCGAGTCCAACGACGGCGCACAAGACCTCTACCCCCGACACAGCGACGCATCCTCCTGGGACACCTACCGCGAGCGCGAAGTCAAGAAGAGCCTGCAAGCCATGCTCACCGCCGTCGTCCGCGCCCTCCTCAAGAGCGAAGCCGACAACGGCCTCACATACCACGACCCATCCATGATGACCAAGGTCGTTGGCGCACTCGAAAGCATCGGCAAAGCGATGACGACGTGCGTCCTCGTCTCCGCCTACGACAACTCCCCGAGCAACATCCCCGTCAAGGTCAAGGTCCGAGTCCTCACCCCATACGAAGGTTTCAGTGAGAACATCGTCGAGCGCGCCATCGTCGAAGCCCTCGGCTTCGCAGGCGGGACCACAGCCCAGTGCTACGACCCCATCAGCGACGGGATCTTCTGGGAGTTTCGGCACGACATGGACAAGGTGCTCGCCAATGCCTCCCCCGTGTGGGCAGGCAAGATCCTCGATGCGATGCAACGCCAGGGACGTAAGCCCAACGCCAGCAACATGGTCCTGGGCATCGGCCTCGACGATGATGTGGTGACCACCGGCAAGGAGATCAAGGAGTTCAACGATCACACCAGCCACGGCATCTTCGCGGGCTCCCGCTCGGGTAAGGGCCTGACCACACAGCAGATCCTCGCGATGCACCTCATCGCCGGCATCGCCCCCGGCCTAGCCGACAACAAACCCGACATGGCTTCCTTGCTCTTGTCGATCAACCCTGACGCTTTCGTAGTCAATGGCTCGAACATCGCCAGCAACCCCGAAGAGGGAACAGATATGTTCATGCAGTACACCGCAGCGAAGGTCGCCGAACTCGAAGCCCGCGCCCGCATCCCCGAGTACCTGAACAAAAACAACCTCGCGTGGGCCTCCGGCTACACCGGCACCCTCGGCACCATCGTCTACCTGCGCTACATGATCCTCGCACTCGGAATGCTCGCAGCCCGCACAATCAGCCCCGAAATCGCTGAACAACTAGGCGGAAAAGACGGCATTTGCATCGTATTTGACGAAATCAGCAACACGAACCAGCAGATCCAAACATTCTTCCAGTCCAACATGCAAGGCCACATGTGCTACACGAACTACGAGTCCGAGTGGGCCGCTTGGGAGCAGTCCGGCTTCGATGACAAGAAAAAGCCTAAGCAGGACGTGAACGAAGGTGAGCTGTGGTTCACCAGCATGTACTTCATGATGCGCAAATCCTTCGAGAAGCTATCCCAGCTGCGCAACGCAGGCTTCAACAACGCCGAAGCCAAACGCTCCCGCGTCTTCATGATCGGCCAGGATCCCGTCAACCCCGTCACCGACATCAGCCAGTTCTTCCCCGCAGGCAAACCACTCAACGCCAGTACGAAGAACATCCCGATCCCCTTCAAGGAGGCAGACAACTTCATCTACTCCTACGCATCCATCGGCAAGACCGACGTGCTCATCGGTCACCACCCTGGACGCAACTACCTGAACCAGCTCACCCCCGGCTCCTACGCCTCGGACAAACTGTCCTCCACCATGCGGTGCTTCGCCTACGTCCCCGGATTCAGTGGCGACAACATCCACAAGGTCATGAACGGCGACGAGGCTATCGCCCGCACAGCCACCTACCTGCGCCCCGGCCTCCTCTTCGCCGACGGCAGCGAAGACGGCTACTGCTGGAACAACTCCATCTCCTACATGAAGAGTGCAGGCGTGGACGTAGAAGCTGTCCGACGCGACGTATCCACCGACACCGGCGAACTCGACCCATCCCTCGGCTTCGAGGGATACCTCGCCAAAGCCGGCGTCACCCGCGAGCAAGCCGCGGCCACCCTCCAGAAGCTCTCCGACGCAGCGAACCTCACCGTCCGCAAGCTCGGCTACGAGGGCACCTGGCAAGAATGGGTCTCCGACCTGCGCCCACAGTGGATCGCCTCCGTCGAGGACATCTACAACGTCTTCCAGGGCTACGAGTACGACCCGCAGTCCGTCACCTTGTTCCGCCGCGTCTGCCCCAAGGCCTTCGAGTCGGAAGACACCAACAGCGGCTTCGCGCTCGCGGGCAGTGACGCGGAAGAGTGGGACATGGACGACCTCGGCGGCAGCGAGACAACCGTCGCACCAGGTGACGCATCCGGTGATGCGCACACGGTAGTCCACCAGCCACCCGCCACCGACGCGCCCGAAGCAACCCCGATCCCGGAAGCGCCGGCTGCCGGCTCGGAGCCGATCGCGCCCGCAGTACCGACCCCACCCAAGCCGGTGCCCCCTGTCCCCCCGCCGCCGCCCATGCCACCGGCCCCCACCGTCCCCGACATGGACGACACCACCGACCCCAACGCCGACCGTATGGCCATGCCCGACGAACCCGACGCGCCAGCCCCCACATGGGACTACTCCACCAGCCCCGTGCGCCCCACCACCGGCGGCGGCTACGAGTTCAACGTGAGCACGCCCCGCACCATCACCCCCACGGAGATGACCCCCGACGCAGTACAGGCAGCGCTGTACGCCGACATGAACGAATGGGCCGGCACCTGGGCTCGCGTCAAGCGCGTCGGAGTCGTCGGCGAAACCGTCATCATGAACGGCGTCGCCTACCGCACCCAGGTAACCGACGACTGGCGCAACAACCAAGTCATCCCCCCGTACATGACCGACGCGATCCGATCCTCCAACATCGCGCCCATCATGAACTGGACCGTCCTACGCGAGATGCCAAACCTTCGCCGACTGTCCTTCGACTCCTGGGACTTCTACTGCTCCTACGTCTGCCCGGACCTCGGCTACAAGCCCGACTCGTCGATCTCCCAGCTCTTCGCTGACATGCCCCTCCTCCAGCACATCAGCATCGAAGGCGAAGAGTTCGACCGCCAGACCTGGAGCACCATCAACGGCACCCCATCGGGCGTGCGACGTTACGACGAAATGCAACGCGCCATGTCCGTCGCTACGCACATCCTCTCCACCGGCCAACGCAACGCCAGCGAGTACACGCGCAAGACCTGGCAGCGCACCGACCTCGGAGGACTGAGCAAGACATGGCGCATCACCGCAGGCCTCACCGGCACCCTCGCCATGGGAGCCGCCAACGTCGCCTCCAGGGGCGTACGAGGCCTCGCCTCCATGATCGGAGGCGGCATCGCCAACTACCGCCAGCAGATGAAGAACAAGGAACAAGCATGACACCCCGCCCCAACCCCCGAGACCTCAAGCTCCTCGGCATAACCTCCACCGCCACCCTCGCTGACCTCAACCGAGCGTTCCGCGCCCGAGCTCGCACCCTCCACCCCGACAGGGGCGGCGACCCCCGCGACTTCCAAGAACTCAACAACGCCCACAAGCGCCTCAAGGAAGCACTCGCCCGCCCCATCCTCATCCACGACCGCCACCCCCTGCGCTACACCGTGCGCAACAACTGAAAGACCCCCGCCATGTTCTTCATCATCACCGCACCATTCCGACTCCTCTACAGGGCACTCGGCATCGTCCAGTCGATCCTCTCCCTCCTCCTACTCGCCGCCACCATCTACCTCATGACCCTCTGGCACCCATGGGCCACCGCCTACGTGCCCGACGGCATCGTCGGCCTCGGCGAGTACACGGCCACCACCACACAGTGCATGGTCGAGAAGTCATGGAACGACCTCGACCCCGTAGCCATCGCCCAGATCCGCGACACCCGCTCCCTCGCCAACGTCGCACCCGACGACCTCGCCAAGATCTACTCCCACGCCACGGAGTGTTCACACTAGGTCCTTCTACTTCAACAACTCGGCCCCTCGCTCATAAGCACGAGCGGGGGGCCGGTCCGTATGCTCACACAAGGAAAGAAGTACACCTAGCGTCACTTCCACGTAGCACTAGGCGACATCCAGGTACGCCCTCATGACATCCACGTGTACCCTACGTACTTCTTGGTACTACCAGAGGGCATATCCACACGTGAAATCGGGGATAAAGGGTACACCAGTCGAGATAAAGGTTGTACCTACCTAGATAGTGGTTACACCTAGGGGTAGGTCCACACGTGAAATCGGGGATAGAGGTTGTACTAGTCGATATCCACGTTAACCCTGTCGAGTTCCACGTTAACCCTGCATAGATAGAGGTTGTACTAGAGG